TTCACTTTAGCTTCAAAAGGCATTTGTTTCATTCTGTAGTATGTATTCATTATAATCATAGAAGTGCCACAATACAATAGATGTTGTGACACTAATATAATTGGTCTATGCGATAAATTCCATAAACTGACTCAATACTTTCTTATTCATCTTCTTACCATTAAGAGACTTTTTGAAAGCAGATTTGATTTGTGCTTTGGTAGCATCTTCTTTCACAGTAAACTCAGTATCATTACCAAGAGCATGTGAAGATAGTCCGAAGTAAGCATGGTATCCAACATCAGTAAGTTTGAGTGACTTATCTTTTTTCCACCCTGCTTGAATATGTTGTACCTTATCGAAATCCCAATCCATGTATTTTCTGATAAATGAATTGGCGTCTCTACCATCCATAACTCGGATACCTATAAAATTAACATCTGGAAATCTACCTCTAAGTTGATTAAGAAGTGCTGATGTAACTTCATGGTGGTTTGATTTACAGAAATAAGTTTTTTTGTTGTGCTTATCTCTAATGTAAACTGTTCCGTTCATGATGGATCTAGATCCCATGTAATTTCTCTCAGGATTATCAGGATATGTAAAGTTTTTACTGTATGAAAGTGGATGAGCTTCACCATCAGTAAGAGTGATGCATTGTACTTTCTGAACACCTGTAGATTTTTTGAAGGCAGGGATTATTTGATTCAAACATACTAGAGCCTCATTGAGTGGAGTTCCTGATAGATTCAATCTTCTAGGAGATTGATAGTAGATGTTAGGATTCCATCTGTAGTATGCAGATAGTGATGTAGCCAATCTCCAAATACTAAGTAGTTGTTTCTCTAAATCTGATTTTTTACAATCACTTGTGAAAAACTCCACCATACTGAAGTTACTTTCGATTCTTACCACGCCATCTTTTTCTGTGTGATGAGTAGACATATCTCTTCTGTATGCGTAGTCTCTGTAAATATATTCATCATCATTACTATAGTGATTCCATTCATTAGTAAAAGCAAATACTTGAAAAGGAATTTGAACCTTTTTACAAAACCAAATTAAGTTGTATAATTGTTTGATTGTATCCATAAGAACTGTACTCATAGATCCTGACCAATCAAGAACAAAAACTAACCCATGATTTTTGCCATCAGGCAATACTGTAATTTTTTTGAATAAATCCTCATTGTACTTGTAAGAATGTAATTTTGTACAATCAAGAATACCAGTTTTTGCAACAGTAGCGCGAGCGTATGCATCAGCAGATTTACGGCACTCAAACTCTTTTACAAGATAGTTGACTTCTTTTTGAGCAGATCTACGAAATAATCTGTAATCATTGTCAACTGCCTGAAAGATATCCATTTTTGATGATGACTCTGCATCAAAATGTTTTTGAGATTTTATCCAAAAATTCTCCAGATACTTATGAACATCATCATTCTTAGCAACAATTGTATTCATCTCTAACTCAGGCAACTCAACATACTCTGGTTCGTAATATGAGTTAGTTTCTTTCTTAGATAACTGTTCTAGATTATCTTGAAAGGTTTTGTCTGTAATTGCCTCAGATACTCCACCATGAACTCCACCTGAGAAATTTTCTGACGCTGATTCTAGTTCCTCAAGCAATTCCTGATCTGTCATACTTTCGATATCAGGTTTTCCTTGACCTTTAGTTTCCTCAGAATCATTATCAGATTTTTCACCTTCTTGATCTGATTCACCAAATGGTATATCCATACCGCCTGATCCACTACCCATTCCAGATCCACCTGATTCACCCATAGAAAATTCAAGATCATCTAGTTTAGTGAGCATTTCTTCTTGATCTTTAACGTGCTTGTATAATTCATTAGCAAGTTCTAAGACTTCTTCAAATGTTTCTGTTTTGAAGGCTCTATCTACAAAGTATTGTTCATCAGAACTGAAAGATACATCCTCAAAATTTCCAATCTTATAATGAATGTTGAGTCTATCAGGTAATCCCATTTCATCAATATCATGTGATGATAATTCAAAGAAATCTTGATCAGCAAGTTGAGAATATCCAGTATAAAATGTCTTACTTAAGCCAGGATATTTTTGTTTCATCAACTTTTCAATTCTCACATCTTCAAGAATATTGACATAAGACATTGGAACATCTGGATAATCAATTGTCCAGTTGTCAGCGGGTGTATATAATGCGTGACCTACCTCATGTCCTACGAGAAGGTCGTATACGACTCCAGAAGCCTTCTCCCACATTGGTAGGGTAAGAACTCTACGTTCTACATCAAACGATGCTGTAGAGACCTTACGGTTCTCAATGATTAGATCTTCTGTTGCAAGTAGTTTTGCGAGTTGACCTTTGACTTCGTAATTAACCTGTGTGAGCATTTGTTTTCTTGTCTATGTACACATGATAGTCGGCCATGTGCCAATTTCAAGCAACAGTGTGCCACTTTTTTAACTGTCCCCTGACCATCTTATAGCTGTATCTAACGCTTTCTTCGCTGTATTCTGTAACTTTATTACTTTACTATCGTATGTTATTGTAAATCCAAACAAATCTCCTTCTGGATCATCAGGCATACCCACAGGTTGTACAAAAAAAATCCCTGCATGGGCAACTGTTCTCCATTCCATATCAATAAAACCTAGATTCCTCAAGGCACACTCTAGTTTTAGTGAATGGCATCCTTCTAGCAATTGCATACGGTATACCGAACATTATATTACTATGTAGAGTATCTAACTTTTGAGAATCCGTTCATTTTTTCAAAGGTAATTAGATTATCCAACCTATCCGTGAGTTCATCTATCTTATGAGATATCATAAACACATAAGCATCCTTAATGACATACTTGATAATCTTAGTAAACTCATCAGTGCCATTACTATCGAGTGAACTGTCAAATATTTCGTCAAGGATCAAGATGTTTGTGCTAGATGAGTTCTTCATCTTAGCGATATCTCTCCAAGTAAACAGAATGGCAAGATCAATTCTCATCTTCTCACCCTCAGAGAATGATTCATAACTGAACTTCTCATGTATTGGTGATTTTATCTTCTCATTAAACTGTTCATCTAATGTAAAATTGATATAGAAGTCCATCATTTGAAGGTAATGATTAATCTTCTGATTCATTACAGGCAAATACCTTCTTATGATCTTTGCTTTGACTCCAGAGTCTTTCATCATGGAGTTTGCAAAGTCTAGATATTTTACATTTTCGGAGTGTGACGCTTTATCTTTTTCTACTGTTGTCAGATCGCCTTTGAGTGACTTAAGAGTGGCTCTTTCAGTATTTCTGTTTGCAATTTGTTCGGTAATTTCTTGAATTTCTGATTCATAATCTCTGATCTGTCTTTGATACTGAGAAATCTTAAAATTGTTTGTTGAAATGTCATTCGTTAGTTGTGTGATCTGCTTGGAAACCTCTATAAACTTGGTCTCTTTTTGTTGTTCTTTGTTTATAGATTTTTGAAGGTCTTTGTAAGCGGAGTTAATCTCCTTTACCTTTGCTTCAATCTCTCCAACTTTATTTAATCTAAATTCTTCCTCTATTTTCTGTTCACAGGTAGGGCATTCCGAATTATCCTTGAAAAACTGATGCTCTTTGGTGATAATCTTAATCTTTTGTTCAAGTTTGCCCTTCACTGTGTTATATTTCTTAAGAGAAGGTGAAGCGGAAGATAGTTTTTCTATCTCAGGTTGATACTTTGTCTTAATTAAGTTATCATATTTGGTATTTTCTCCCATCAAACCAGCAGAATCTTCAAAAAATATATCTATTTTCTCTTTCATATCTTTTATTCTCTTCTTTCCACTCTTATCAAGGTCAGCAATAAAGTTTTTTTGCATCTCTATCTTTTCACCTATCATTTCTTTTTTGATAGTGAGTTCTTTTATTTCTGTATTTGTTTTACTTATCCTCTCTCTAAGTATTTTTGCCATACCTGAGAATATTTTGATATCTAAAACGTCTTCTACTATAGCTCTACGATCTGAACCACCTAATTGCATGAAAGGAACAAAGGTTGCTGACCCTAAAATGGTAGTTTGAGTGAAAGATTTGTAATTTAGTTTTAAAATATTGTCTTCTAGATATGCCTGTTGATCATTCTGGTTGGCAAATTGATCTTGTAGTTTGTTATCTATGTAAATCTGAAATAAAGTAGGCTTCATGCCTCTTACAATCGTATATATTTTACCCTGTATTTCAAATTCTATTTGAACTTCACATTCTTTTTCATTTACAGTATTGATTAACTGCGCTTTTTTGATCTTACGAAAAGGCTTATTATATAAAACAAAAGTAAGAGCGTCAAGAATAGTAGATTTGCCAGCTCCATTAGCACCAACTATTAAATTTGTAGGAGACTTTTGAAAACTTATAATTATAAACTGATTACCAGTTGATAAAAAATTACGCCACCGTATTGTCTTGAATATTATCATAATCTTTTGGCGGAATCACTATATCATCAGGTGAGATAATAACATATTTGTATTTGTGTTTTTGACATGTCTCTACAGCTAGTGTATCATCTATTTCTACAACTGTCAAGGGGATTGCTTCGTTTGCTTCTAACAAGCCTGCGTATCTTGTAGCATCATCTTCTTGTTCAAAAAGATACAAAGCCTTATGGCCGTCATCATTAGTGACAGCATAAGCGCCTTCTCCTTCTTTTCCTAAGAGTGATAAGATGTACATTACTCCGCTTCACAAGCCTCTAGGTAAACTTCTTTTAGAAGTGTCTTAACTCTATCTTTCTTTAATTCAAAATCAGAGTCCTCAATATATTTATTAAGCAGAGTCAAGGTATCTTCAATTTTTTCACCATCTAAATCTACCTCTTTGTCATTGATTTCAGTATTTTCAACTACTTTAAGATCTATGATGCCAGCCTTCATAAGTTTATCAAGAAACTTATCATACTGTAACTGATTTGACCTAGATCTAATAAAGAGTTTTACTATCTTATCCTTGTAAAGATGAGCTTTGAATAGTTCTGCTGGTGTATCATTATAATATATTTTTTCAAAAATAGTATAAGTGTTTTCTATAAACTCTATTTCACCTGTTTCCGTATCCAGAATACTGAATCCTCTTTTATCTCCACAATCATTCCAATACATTTCATAAGGATTGCCTAGGTAAAACGTATGTCCATCATTACTTCTGGTGTGATAGTGTCCTGAGAATACTGTATCAAACTTTTCTATGATACCTGTGT